CCGCACGATTGATTTCGTCTCAAGCCAGTCGCCGAAGAAGCGCGCCGACCCGACCACCGAGGGCGGCAAGGGCTACCTGCAGGGGCTGACCGATGCGATGGGCGCGGTATTCGTCGCCAAGGTCGCGCGCAATCGCGGGGTCAGCGAGGCGACAGTGCTACAGGACTTTGGGCAGGGCGGGCTGCTCGTCGGCCAGGCGGCGGTTGACGCGGGGCTGGCCGACCGGCTGGGCTCAGAGGAGGCCGCGATACAGGACCTGATCGCCAAGACACAACCGGCAACGCTAGGCGTACATACCTATGCTATGGAGGAGACTATGAAGATTTCGGAGCTATGGAGCGGCTTCTTTGCGGGTGCGCAAGCCGCCGGTATTGAGATCGAAGCCGACGGCCCCATGCCGCCCACCGCAGTCTCGCCGCAGTCTGATCCGCCCGCTGTCGCTGCACACGCGGCTGCGGAGATCGCGCAGCTCCATGCCGAGCTGACCAGGGTGCGAGCGGAGCGCATCAGGACAGCGGCGGAAACGTTCGTGAAGGAACAGATCACACAGGGCCGCGCCTACGCTGCTGAGCAGCAGGCGCTATCGGCCCTGTATGTCCAGCTGGCGACGGATGACATGACCGCCCCGGCTGAACCAGGGCGTGTTGCCCTGCTCGAAGCCGCGATCAACGCCCGCCCCGCGAACCGGCTGGCGAGCAACCTGCTGCCGAGCACAGTACCGCCCGGCGCGCTGGCGCTGACCAACGCGCCCCATGACGATGACGGCATCGCTGAGGCGCGCGAACGGGCCGCCGCCTACGCCAACCGCGCGAACGCCAAGCGACCCGCGTAGGGCAGCTTTCGACGATAGCATCACGGCGGCGATAGGCCGCGCTCTGAGGAGAAGTCTATGGCTACGTATGGCAGGCAAGTGCTCGCAACCACCGGAATGCCGGTGATGGTGCTGGCGAATCTAGAAGATGCCGACTGGAAGCCCGGCGGCATCACGATCGATTGGAGCCTGATCACGGCGGTCACTGCCGATACGACCCTGGCCGATGGCACCGTCATCCCCAACGGCCAGAAGGGCATCGAGTTCGGCACGATCCTCTGCGATGTGGGGATTGCCGAAACCGAGGTGCTGACGATCACGGCGACGAGCGGTACCTACACGATCAGCGGCAACGGCAACACCACGGCGGCGCTGGCCTACAACGCGAGCAGCGCCACCGTTCAGACGGCGATCCGAGGCCTCGGCGGCGCGTACGCGAATGTCAACCTCACGGGCGCGGCGGGCGGGCCGTACACGATCACGTTCGAACGCGGGACCGGCAACGTCGCGAACCTGACGACCACGGTGATCGACCTGGCCGGCGGCGCGGCAACCGCAGTAGTGACAACCGGCACGGCCGGTGCGGGGACCGGGCTGTTTGCGGCCTACGACAGCGCGGCGACGGATGGCCGGCAGACCCTGAGTCGTGGGCACTGCTTCATCCTGAATGAGACGATTTTGCAGACCGGGGCCATGGGACTGGTTGGCTTTCCGAGCGACCATCCGGCGGTGTTCGCGGGCGGGCTCGTCTGGAAAGCGCGGCTCAAGATCGGCGGCGTCAACCCGGCCACGCTGGGCACCGGCAATCAGCCGAGTGTGTCCGCATTCGAGACGGCCTTCCCCGACATCCAATACGCGATCTAGTCCCGGCGATTCGTCGTCGGCACATGAGGAGATAGACCAATGCCACAAGCATGGCAGTTGCTCCAGGCAGCCCGGCTCACCGCGATCATCCAATCGCTTCAGGATGTCCGGCAACTGCCCCAGGATCTGCGCTTTCTGAATCGCACGGCGATTGTGCCGGCGGCGGATAGCGAGATCATGGCCCGCTTCACCGGCTTCGTCACCATCGCTGATCTGATCGCCGACGACCAGCAGGCCGTCACGTACCAGAATAGCAAGCTCAGTTACGAGACGACCAACATTCCGAATATCAAGCATGGCACGGCGATTAGTCAGGTCATGCTGAATCAGCTGCAAAGTCTGATGAGCAATGGCGGGATGCCATCCGACCAGGGCCTGTTCAGCGACTATGAGAACCGCACCATCGACGGTCTGCTCTTGGGGGTGCGTCAGCGCATGGAGGCGCTGATCGTCGCAATGGCCTGCGACGGACTGAGCTACAACCGGCTCGGTATCCAGATGACCAACGTGACGTGGGGCATGCCAGCTGATCTGAAAGTGACCCCATCCGTCACATGGGATACCGCCGGCAGCGCGACGCCCGTGAGCGATATTTGGACGGTTGACCGCACCGCGCGTGTGCGCTACGGGCAAACATTCAACCGCGTCACGATGTCCACACAGGCGTTCATGTGCATGATCGCGACGACCGAGTTTCAGAACAAGGCGCGCACCTTCCTGGCACCCAACGTGAGCTACACCAACCTGACGCTGGCCGACCTGGAAGCGCAGCGCGCCATCGCCTCGAATATTCTCGGCAAGGAGATCGAACTGTACGATGCGCGCTATTGGGCACAGAACCCCGATGGCACGCTTGGAAGTACCCCCTATCTACCGATCGTGAAGGTCATCCTTTCCAATACCGCCGATGATAACGACCCGACGGCAACCGACTTTGCGAATGGCGTGACGACCGAAAGTATTGTCAGCGGGCTTGCCTCTTCTGAGATGGTCGGCGGCGTGGGTGGGCCGACGCGCGGGCCGATTGCCTACGCGACAGTACCGGGCGACTTAAACCCGCCCAACATCGTGTACTGGGCCGTGGCGAGAGGATTCCCACGCAAGCATCGGCTGCAAACGAACGCGGTGCTGACGGTCGGCACATTCGCCGATACAATTGCGGTCGGCCCGCCCTTCTAGGCGAGCGGATAGGCAGCAGCGCGGGGCGGCGATAACCGCCCCGCTACCAGGAAGGATAGTCACTATGGGTGTACTCACACGAGAAGCGATGGAGGCCACGATCAAGGCCGGCGGGTCGGTCCTGCACAACGGCGTCATCCATTGGCAGATCGGCAGCCTGCCCAGCGAGGCCGATCTCGCAACGGGCGATCCGCAGCAAGAGGCCATCGTTGCGGCGGCGCTCGATACACAGATCGCCGCGCTTCAGCGTGAGCGCGAGCGGCTGGCGCTGGCGCTGGCGCATCAGTCGCCGACGATCAACCCGCCACACACACACCACGCGGCTGCTCCTGGAGGAACGATCCCGCCGCTCGATGAGCACAAGAAGGGCACGAAGTAGCCATGTCCACCTATGGCAGCGTTGCGGGCGTACAAGCATACGTGCGCCACATGACCCTGGACACGCCAAACAACCCCACGACCGCACAGGTCGAGTCGTGGCTGATCGCGCGCAGCGCACAGCTCACATCCTGGCTGGCGCTGGCGGGCTATGTCACGCCGGTGTCGGTCGTTGACGCTAAGGCCGTGCTGGACCGCTACGCCAATCAGGGCGCGGCCTGCGATGCGGAGCTGGCCCAGCGCACCGGCGGCTACGGCCAGGCGGGCAAGCCCGATCCGAATCAGCGCGGTTCGCGCTTCTGTACAGAGTTCACGCAAGCTGAGGCGTGGATTATGAGCGGCGCACTCCTGACGCTTGGTGTGCCACAGGTGATTGCCAGCGAGGTAGCGGCGGTGGGTCAGCTCGCCACAACCGCGCCGATCATGCCGCCGCCGGGGGCATTCGCCGACGCGAACGACCGCAGCTATTTCGGCGATCCGTATCGCCGCCCGAGGCGCAGGCCGCTATGAGCGATCTGATCACCACCACCGGCGCTGACGAGGCGGCGGCGCATCTCGCGCGGCTGCCGCAGATCGCCGCCGCTGCGCAGCATGTGGTGATTAAGCGCCTTGGTGATCGCTATCTGCTGGCGCTGAAAGAGGCGACGCCGATGGGCCATGGTGAGCGACCGGGCGGGCTGCGCGCGGCATATCAGACCGAAGAGTCGTATGGGGGCGGGGGTGCGGTCTATCGCATCCGCAATGCGTCGCCGGCGCTGCGCTACGTCATCCATGGACGGGGCGCGGTGCATGTCATCCGGGCCAAGGCGCTGCGCTTCGTGATCGATGGGCAGGTGTTCTTTCGGCGCGCGGTTGGGCCGGTCGCACCGAACGACTTCCCGGCGCGGGTGGCGGCGCAGATGCAGGGCGAGATCGCAGCGGCGAAAGCCAAGCTACCGGGGCTGATCGTACGTTCGTATGGGGGCGGATCGTGAGGCGGCTCATCCTCTGGCTGCTGATGGATGCACGCTTGCCGCGCCCGCT